CTGGCGTTCGAGGAAATGCCGGAACATGGCGTCTGCCGTAAGGTTGTGACTGTCACCGTTGCTGCTGGTATGGACGTTGGCGCAGTGCTGCAATTCAACGGCACTAGCAAATATACTTGGGTGGCAAATGCGGATGTGGCAACGCTGAATGCTGATGTCTGCGTGCTGATTGAATCGACTCTGGATGTGCCGTCGCTGGCTGCTGGTGATTATCAACTGGTGGTGCTGTACAAGGGTCACGCTGGCGTTACCGATAAAGGTCTGCTGTACAAAGATACCGTCACCTCGGGCAACCAAACCATTGTTCAGAATGCTCTGCGCGCTAAGAACATCCACGTTCGTACTCAAGTTTAATAAATAAAGGAATAATGCAATGAGCATGACTATCCGCGACTATTTCAATAGTTTCAAAAATGCCGATTACGTTGACGGCATTACTACAACCCCGCTGCAATACGGCTACATCAATAGCCAAAACCTGTTCAACGTTAAATCGACTGCTCAAACCGCTATCGTTTTTGACAAAGACTACCAGACCACGACCCTGCTGCCGCAAGTGAATCGCGGCGCTCACGCTGCTACGCAAGGTCACGAGCGTAAGGCTGACACCTTCGCACTGAAGCTGGCATACTTCAAACACGCTGATCGCATTACCAATGAGGACATCCAAGGCTGGCGCACTCCGGGTTCGACCGATGAAGAAACCTACGGTAATGCTACCGCTGAGAAAATGGGCGACATGCGTCTTGCATGGGACCAGACTCAGGAATACATGAAGCTGCAAGCTCTGAAGGGTGTGTTCAAAACCCCGGACGGCACTGTAATGGCTGATATGTACTCTGAATTCGGTATTACCCAAACCACTATCGACTTCCTGCTTGGTACTTCGACTACCAACGTTGATTCGATTATTCGCCAACTGAAAACCACTATCGCTAAGAATGTCCTGAATGGTGGCGCTATTTCGGGTGTTTCGGTGCTGGTTGATCCGGTGTTCTACGACAAGCTGATTTCGCATGCAAACGTAAAGAATGCATATCAGTTCTACATGGCGAATGGTGCTGGCAACCAAGTTCTGCGTGACGACAACACCGAGTACATGAAGTGGGGCATCATGGACCATTTCACTCTGCGCGGCATTAAATTTGTCTCGTATGACGCAACGTTCAATCTGCCGGGTGGCACCACTGAAGATGCATTTGCTGCTTCGTCGGGCGTCGCCTATGCAGAAGGTGTGAAAGACCTGTTCCGTGGCTATAACGGCCCTTCGGCTAAACTGTCGGAAGCTAACCAACCGGGCCAAGAACTGTTCGTTCGCTCCTACATCGACCCGCGCGATGAGTATGTTGAATTCGAGATGGAAGCTGCTCCTCTCTATTTCACCACTCGCCCTGCTTCGATCATCAAAGTTACGTCGAGCAACTAAGAATGTTAAGCCCTCCGGGGCTTAAGTCTCTTGACTGTAAGAGCTTCTTTTGAGGCTCTTATGCTAAGGAGATTTATTAAGGAGCAAACATGCCACTAATCGACCTGAGTTCACCAATCGGGAAGCTTCGCTATAGACTAGGTGATTATTTAGACATTCCCCAACTTCCTGACGAAGTGTATCAATCTGCTCTGGACGACAGCAATGGCAATCTTAGGGCAGCAACAATTCTGTGTGGGCAATATATACTTGCAGGGCTGGCTTTTAACACGCAAAGTAAGATGGGTGTGTTGGAAGTTTATGGGCAACAAGCATTTGAGCAATATAAAGCTTACCTGCTGTTAGTTCTAAAAGACCCTACGTTCGGAAATACATGCCCTATTCCCTACGTTGCAGGCGCAGACGAAACGCACCCAATCTTGCAATTCAAAGAAGACTTCAACGGTGCTTACACTCATCCAACTTCGGACGAACGCCTGCATCAAATCTCTACAGGTCCATTCGACCCTTACAGCGGTGCTGTTGTAAACGGCAATATTAACGGGAATTGAGCATGACGATTATCAGCCAATTTGACCGTACCGTCTCCCAAATGATGCGCCAATTCGGCTCTACAGCAATTCTACAAATTGCTACGCTTGGTGCTTATGACCCGTCCACATCTGAAGCTTCTGTTACATATCAAAACTTCCAAGTGAATGCTGTCTTTCTAGACTATGTTCGCAAGACTGAAGGATTAGGAGAAGAGAAGAACACTCTTGTGCAATCTGGCGATAAACAAGTGTACATCCAACCTCCACAAAAAGCAACAGGAGTGACGATGCCTGTACCGAAACCCAACAAAGACCTCATCAAGATTAATGGGGTGTCTTACAAGATTGTTACTGTAAAACAATTTAACACCTCTATGACAGCCGGTGGTGCTGTTCTATATGAGTTGTACGTTCGTGAATAAATTTAAAAGGAAATAGACATGGCAGGCAAATCGGATGCTTATGAAAATGATTACATGAAGCTCATCTTCAACAATGTTGCAATCGCTAACATTGGTGACGCAGCGGGGCTTCAACCAAGTGCTGCTGCTGGCAATCTGTGGTTTGCTCTGCACACTGCTGATCCGGGCGAAGCAGGCAATCAAACGACCAGCGAAACAGCATATACAGGCTACACACGCATGAGTGTTGCCCGTTCTTCGGCAGGCTTCACGGTCACTGCCAACGCAGTTAATCTTGTTAGCAACCTCGACTTCCCCTCGTGTACAGCCTCTCCGGGCGCAGCACTCACCCATTTCTCGATTGGTACGTCTTCGTCGGGTACTGGTAAGATTCTTTATAGCGGCACGCTCACACCTAACATCACTATGGCTGTAGGCGTAATTCCACGTATTACTACTGCTGCAAATCTGGTTACCGAGGACTGATTATGTTTGCAGACGCTCTTCGCTGCACACATAACGGAACAGGGGGTGCGAGCACATTGCAGCTTGCCAGCAGGGGGGATGGCTTTCCGCAACCTACTGATGTTTTTGGCACATCCGGTTCGTTGGCGATGGCATACCAGATTGCAGAGTACACAGACTCCACCCTTACTTCATTGCTGAAGGAAGAGTCTGGAGTCGGTACAGTTAACTTAGCAACTAACGTATTGACGCGCAGCAACATCTTAAAAACGTGGTCGTCGGGTGGAACCTACAACAAATCAAATCCGACAGCATTAACGTTCGGTTCCACAGCCGCCAATATTGTTATTACATTTGGTGGTGGTTCAAATACGCAGAAGGCACCACTTACTAGCACATTTAATGTCACATCTTCAAACTCTGATGTGTGGCAACCTTTCAATACTCGTGTAACTTACGATAGTAACTCAGCAGCCTACGCTATGACAGCAGGTTCGCGCCTGTATATTCCGTGTGAGTATATTTACGGAAGACCTTTTTCTCAAGTTGCTGTAGATGTTACAACAGCAGTGGTATCTTCGACACTGCGCATGGGTGTTTATGATTTAGACCTAACCACAGGTGGTCCCGGAAATCTTCTCACTGAATTTACTTCTGCATCTCAAATTGACACTGGCGCTACAGGCTTTAGGGCTGTGACAATGGCAACTCCTTTCTGGATGCCTTCGGGTTTTGTTTGGCTGTGCTTACAATCTAGTGGTGCTATTTCTCTGCGGAGATTATCCCATTTCGGTCATGGTCTGTGCAGTACATTATCTGGTGGGGGCCGTGATCTTATGATGTTCGATAAATCTGCCACTTACGGCGCATTGCCATCTACCGGGGATGCTAGTGTATCTAACGCATATACGCGGTCTGGAGGTGGGCAAGTAGTGGGGTTATTCAAATGAGAATCTACGAAAACGAAGACTGCCGAATCATTCTTCCTGCGGGGTATCTTCCGGGTATGTATGAAGCTTTGGCAGATAAAGGTATTCAGATTGAAGGTGGCTCTTCAGGAGAATTTGCCAGTGATCCTATTGTGGCACAAGAGTTTATCAATGGATACACTGAAAGTGATGCCCTGAACTATGTGAAGACAGAAAAATGCAATGCCATTTCTGCTCACGCCAAATCTCTTCGTGACAAAGTAGTCTCCACAGTGAGTGCTGGTGAAATGGCAAGCTGGTCAATTAAAGCAGCGGAAGCTGCAAAATTTAATGCATCAGGTGATCCATCACAATGCCCTATGCTCTCAGCGGAAGCTTCTGCACGAGGAATATCGGTGGCAGAACTTGTTAGTAAGGTGAATACTAATGCATCTCGCTTCATCGGGTGTGAAACAGCAATTGGCGGGACAGACGGGAAACACAGGGATGCTGTGACCGCGATGGTGTCAATTGAAGATGTTATTGCTTACGACTATTTAACCGGCTGGCCAGAGGTGTAATATGGCTTTGGGCCTTTCACCTCTCGGAACACAACCACTTGGAGTAGGGCCGCGAACAGCACAAACATCTGGTACTGTAGCGGCAGCGGGCAGTTCTACAGGATCATCTATTGCATCTGCATCTGCCGTCACAATCGTAACAGCATCAGGTTCTAGTGTCGCCGGGGCGAATGTATCAGCAACCTCGTGCAGTATTTGGCAAACATCTGGAAGTGCTGACAGCATATCCAGCGCAACAGGTGTAACACTCTCGATTACCTCAACTGAGGGTTCGGTAGTTTGCTTGTCTGGTGTTACAGCCGAGGGAGTTGCAATTTGGCAAGTGGATGGAGCTTCTTACGGCACATCTGTTGCTAGCGGCACAGGTAGCAATGCACAGCAAGATTCTATCGTGTCTGCTAGTGGCTCTTCTGCTGGAGCGTCTTCTGCAAATGCAACTGGTAATACCATTATTATTGCATCAGGCACCATTAGTGGATTGTCTACAGCTAACGCGAACGGCGGAGCAGTTGTTTCGTCTTCTGGCAATACGACAGGTAATGGCGCAGTTACAGCAAGTGCAAACTCTGTAAGCACGACACAGGGTACATCAACAGGAACAAGCAACTCTCAACCTGTTACAATGATGATTGTGCAATCATCAGGGTTCTCTGCTGGCACTAGCGTAATAAGTACAATAACAGCAACAGTGGCAGCGGTAATGTGCAATGCCACAGGCACATCAACAGTGCATGGCACAACAGAAGGTGGTGTCCACTACACGGCGATTGGCGATAAATTTAATATTGCGCTTGTGTTATCTCCGTACCAAATCACACTGTCTGGCAACCCATATAACATCTCCCTTAACTAAGGAATCATTTATGCAAATAACTAGAACTAGGGGTGATACTTACGCAGACAGTTTCACCATCTCTAATGCAGCAACAGGTGATGTGGTGAATCTGGCGGGTTGCTCTTTCAAGTTGACACTTAACTCTGTTCAGAACCCCGTAGATACTACAACACAAGTGTACCAACTTGACGGTGTTATTACAGACGCCGCAACAGGTGTTGTAGAGTTTGCCCCTACAGAGGCTCAGGCAAATCAAATTGGATTTTTCTACTTTGATATTGAGATGACGGATGGACAAGGGTACAAACGCACACTTGTGAAAGACTCATACATCTACAAACAAGACATCACTAAGAGTGCGTAAAATTTGACAAGAAGCCTTGTTGATGATATAATTCTGAATTAAAGGAGAAGGCATTGGGAGTATTCTCAGACCATCTTAAGAAGAACATCGAACGTGTTCTGCAAGAAGTGAACTACAAGATTACTTGGGTTGCCTATCAATACTTTGTCCGTATTGTTCAGAATTCTCCCCATGTAGGTGACGGTCCGTATGTAGCGGGCCATTTTGTTGCCAACTGGTTTCCTGCTGTGAACAGCTTCGACATGAGCATCATTGGAGCTACAAGCAACGGTTCAGATAGCATAGCTAGGATTGAAAGCATTGTTAAGGAAAGCAATGCTTTCTTTCAGAAGGACGGGTTTGTTTCTTTGTCCAACAATCTTAATTATGCGTTCCGTGTCGAATACGCTGGCTGGCCTGCTGGTAAAGACCCAATCTCCGGTTGGACTTGGACTGGTATGCGCAGAGTGTATGCACCTGTGGCTAACTCGTTCACCTATCTGAAGACAATCATATGAACATTCGGCAAGAAGCTGAAACGGCTGTAGCAACATTTGCAGCAGCACAAACGCCACCCATCCCTATCGCATACGAAGGCGTCCCTTTCGTTAAGCCTACCAATGGCCCCTATCTAGAAATCTTGTTCCTAGATAGCGCGTCAATGAATGCCACGGTGGATGCTTCTCGTATCAGGAAGTACGGCACCTTTCAAATCAATTGCTATACACTGGACGGCAAGGGCATGCGGGAGCTTGAAGCTCTCACAGAAAACATCATAGCACTGTTCCCTGTGAATGACAAGGAACGATACACAACTTTCTCAGTAGAATCTCCTCCGAATGCTAGTCCTCCTATGCAGGATGCAAAGTTCAGGATGGCTGCTGTGAGGGTGAAATATAGGCAAGAAATTTAACCAATTCTAAAGGAATTTAAATGGCTGTTATTACGCAAACCAACAACGTCAGCACAGCTACTTCTGCTGTAGCCGTTACAACCACTGTGCTATCCGCTTCGGACACTCTTACTTATGTTGCTGGTTCGGGTCAAGTGCTAGAGCTTACGAATGATACCGCTGGCACTCTTACTGCGAATATTGACGGTAGTGGCTCTACCACTCTGTTTGTGCAGGGTCTTGGGCAGACTGTTGATGTCAGCGCTGGCTATAACGTTGCTCTGGCTGCTGGTCAGACTAAGCAAGTAAAACTTGACAATATTTCTGCTTGGTTGCAGGGCGTTGTTACTGTCACCGGAGCTTCGGGCGTAAAAGCTCGGCTGTGGGTTTAATTTTTAAAATTTAAAAGGAAATAAAATGGCTGGCTCTTCTGCTATTACTAGCGCAACTACAAAACTGTATATCTCGCCTAACCTCCCTTCTTCGTTTGACCAAGCTGGCTATACTGCTGTCTCAGGTTGGATTCTTATCGCTGAGGTCAGCAATATGGGTACGTTCGGTGCAAAAGCGGGCACCGTGAAGCACGTTCCGATTGACACCGCAGTAGTTGTCAAACGTGCAACAAGTGTCGATGCAGGCACACTCTCGGTCACTTTGGCTCGCCACGCTGGGGCAGATGTCACTGCACTGCAAACTGCTGCTAACAATCGGACCTCGCAGTCGTTTAAAGTGGTCTATCCCACCGCACTTGGGGTGTCGGACTACTTTACAGGCATCGTACTTGGTACACCCACCACAGTAGGAACTGCGGAGCAGATTCTGCAAATGAACGTTGACATCGAACTGGATTCGATTCCGGTTACGTTCTAATAGGAGAGGGCTCACGCCCTCTTTAAGTAACAAGAGTACCGCTGTGAAGCGCCTCT